CCGATTGAGCAGGATGTTGCAGGCATTCATTTCTCCTTGTGTAAGGAGATAAAGGAGGGACATGCTCTCCGCAAACTGCCCCCAAAAAGTGTAGTTGATGTTCATGGTGCTCATGACCAGCCTGTTGGTTCGTTCGACAAGTCGAAAGTTGTTATTTCTGAAATTTCCGATATTGTAACTAAACATACTGGTATTGAACGTGAACATGGAAAAGCTACAGGATTAGGTGATATTAAGCATAAAATTGCTGACCTAACCCGGAAAACAAATACTGCTTGTAATTTTGATGAAGAATGTTTTCAACGAGCGTGTGTTGACCTCGACCTCAAGCTTTCAAAAGGTTTGACCAATGAACAGCTTTCGTCATTAAGTAAAATTAGTGATGATGTTAATTTGGCCGGCTTTGACGGCGCAACAGGGGTTAATGCAATTGAACTCACGACTTCTATGGGTTTTCCTTTTCGTGGTAAAAAGAAGCTCTATGTAAAGGAATCAGACCGAAGAGTTTCAGGTATTACCCGAACTTTGGATGCTGAGCCCTGGATTTGGGATGTTGTCAATGATCGAGAGGAAACTCTTGGTTATGGTCTACGAACCCATATGACCTTCAAAGCATCCATGAAAGACGAACCTACTAAAATTACAAAAGAAAAGAGGAGAGTATTTGCTGGCTCTAATATAGCTGATACCCTTCTTATCCGCCGTTATTTTCTAACTTTTAGTGCTTTGGTCCAACAAAACAAACATCTTTTTGAATGTGCTGTTGGTATCGATGTTCACTCTCCAGAGTTTACCAAGCTTATGAAATACTTGGCAGCAAATGGAGAAGATAGAATTATTGCTGGCGATTATAAATCTTTTGATTCTCAGATGGCTTGTGAATTTATGACCGCTGCATTTAAATCCGCTATTAAGCTGATGGTTGCTGGTGGAAATTTTGATGAACAAGATGTCAAGGTTCTTAAAGGTATTGCAACCGAAATTTGCAACCCAACCTATGATTATTTTGGTGTCATTTTAACACTTAATGGCAGCAATCCGTCTGGACACCCTCTTACTACTATTATCAATAGTCTTGTAAATAGTCTTTATATGAGATATACATATTATGTTATTGCTAAAGAAGAACAATGGAAACGTGTTCCTCTTTTTCACGAAGTTGTAAATCTCATTACATATGGCGATGATAATGAGATGGGTGTTAAGCGCGGCTATGATGCTTTTAACAACACAAGAATCTCTGAAGTGTTGGCTAGAAGCGGTATTGAATATACTATGGCCGATAAAGAATCTAAATCCGTTCCTTTTATCAATTTGAAAGATGCTTCCTTCTTGAAGCATTTTCCTGTTTGGAACCCTGACCTCAATCTTTATGGAGCCAAAATTGAAGATAGCTCCATTGCCAAAATGTTACATACCCACATGGACTCTAATGCCTTAAACGAACAAGAGCAAAATGCTGAATCTCTTAA